CGCCAGGGCCTATACCTTGGAGCGCTAAAGCCAGATACGCAGAGCATTACGGCCTTAGCAAGTGTGATACAGAGCGCTTTTTCTCTATACTTGATAAGCTAGACTCAGATTATCTAGTCAGCCTTCAAGCGAAGAGTAAGCGAAATGCGAACACTAAAAGACCTGTCCGATAGGCTCAACAAGTTAGCGGATAAAGTAGAGGCTGCGCCTAGTAAGGTTGCGGCCTCTTTTTCGTTAGTGCTTATCGATGAACTAGTTTTGCGAACGCCGGTCGATACATCGAAAGCTTTATCGAACTGGTTAATGTCCCTAAACGATCCTATCTATATTGATATGAATGCGTATTATGAAGGCGTGTTTGGTTCAACATTTTCTTCAAGTAGAACGGAAGTGTTAAAGCATGCCCACACTATCGCGGGTCGTAAAAAAGCTGGCCAGTCCCTCTATATAACGAACGCTGCGCCGTATATCATGGAGCTTGAACGCGGTACTTCTACGCAAGCCCCGACTGGTTTCACTAAACAGTCAATCTTTGCCGCAAAGTCTAAGTTGCCCGGAATTATTAAAAAGGTGTTAGCGGATGGCTAATAGTGAAGTCATTACGATTGAAGTAAGGGATCAGGTCGCAACGACTCCCGCCGATAAGTTGCGCGATCTTGCCGCAAGAGCTACCAAAGCCGATAGCGCTATTGAACGCTTAAAGAAAAATCTTAACTCGATGCCTTCGACTAGTATCGGTAGGATTGCGGCTGAACTTAACAAAATCGCAAAAGCCACCGCTAGCGTAACGGCAACGCAGGTAAAGGCAGATGCGCAAACTCTAAAGTCGCAACTGCTACAGCAGAAGTTGGCTACAGAGGTTGCCAGAACGGCCACTGCCGAGGCGCAGGCGGCTTTAGCTAAACAGCGTCTTGAAGCCGCAACCGTTAAAGCTACGGCTGCCGTTGCTAAAGCCGCTGAAACTGATGCGCAGGCTCGCGAGCGACTTCTAGCGGTTGCTAAGGCGGGTATCGCCCAGGCTCAGGCTACCCGTGAACAAAGCCAAGCCGCCTACGATAATGCGCGAGCAGTGGCCGCCGAAACGAGCAGTGTGGGCAGGCTCACCGTAGCAACCCGCGAACAAATCCAGGCAGCTCAAACGGCCACTAAAGCCGCTCGCGATAGGCTCAATGCTTCGAAGCAAGCCGTTAGCACCGATACGGCGACCGTTGCAAAGATTAACGAAATGTCCGTTGCCCTTGATCGTATGGGCAAACAGGCTAAGTTGTCGCGAAACCAGATCCTTACGTTGCAGTATACCGCAAGCGATATCGTAGCGTCGTTGGGCTCGGGGATTTCCCCGATGACTATTGCGTTGCAGCAAGGTCCGCAAGTAGCTCAGGCGTTTACTAAAGAACTCGGCGGTTTGTTTAGTCGGTTCGGTATGGTAATCGGCGCTGCCGGTACTTTGGCCGCCTCGGTCGTAGCGTTGGGGTTTGCGTATAACTCGGCGGCTAACGAGTCTGCCAAGCTTAACAATGCGCTCAACGTTACCAACAACATGGCCGGTCTTACGGAAGACGGCTTTAAGCAGATGGCAGATCAGATTGCAGAGACTGCTAACAAAAGCGTTTCTGCTTCGCGTGAAATCGCGCAGTCGTTCGTAGCTGGCGGGCAATTCAGCCGCGAAGAAATCGAACGGAATAGCATTAGCGTTTTGCGTCTAGCTAAGCTTACCGATCAATCGGCTGACGATATCGCTAAAAGCTTCGGTCGTATGGCCGAGTCGCCTACCGAGTTTGCAGAAGGGCTAAACAAAAGTTACCACTTCCTTTCGTCGGCGCAGTTGACCGCTATTCGCCAGCTTGAGGAAACCGGCCAAAAGTCTAAGGCTGTCGAACAAGTATCGAAAGACCTTTATACCTATCTGGCCAACGTCGAAGATCGTTCGCTGGGTCCGCTAAGTCGTGGTTGGAACACAGTATCTAAAGCAATCGCAAACGCGGCTGTAAACCTCAAAGATTTTATCTATACTTCCGGCCCAGGCTCGCGCATTAAAGAGCTTCAAACGCAACTGAGTTCCATAGCCGCGAGCCAAAAGATTAACCCTAATGCCCCTTCCGATCAGTATCGAATCGAAGCGCTCAACAAAGAGCTTGGCGTTTTGCTTTCCCAGGCTCAAGCCGAGAAAGATAAGGTTGAACAGCAAGCGGAAAACAACAAGGTTCAACAGGCCGGCTATGAATCGTCTAAGCGAATCGCCGATCAATGGCTTAAAACCGTTAATAACGTAAACAAAGCCAATGACGAAGTTGCCAAGTTCCGAACCGATATTGACAACGCACTTAAGGCAAATCCAAACGATGCCGGCGCTCTGGCCGCTAAAGCCCAGCAGGCCGAAATTGAAAAGAAAATTCGCGAGAGTAACAACCCGGACGCAAACAAAGAAAACACGCTGAACGAAAACCGCGCACTAGCTATTCAGAAGATCAACGCTCAGTTGGATAAGCAACTTAGCGGTTTGGGTAAACTTCGCCCTGAGCGCGAAATTCAACAGCAGATGGATCAATACGAGTTGGATTTAGCTTCGCGTAAAATGAAGCTAAACGAAGATGAGCGCGCAACGATTGAAAAGAAACTTCGCGCTATCCAACAGCATGCCGCCGCCCAGGAAGCAACCGATAGGATTTACGAAGAGTCGGTTGCGCCGATGCGCGATTACAACGCCACTTTGACTGCATCCGATGCGCTTCTTAAGTCGGGTTCGATTAGTCAGCAGTTCTACCAAGAGCAAATTAATAAAGCGGCTACCGCTTATCAGAGCGCTATCAATCCGCTTAAAGAGTACAACGTTCAGCTTGACCAACAAGAACAGTTGCTGAGCATGGCTCGCCCTGAGCGTGAAAAATGGCAGCAGTTGCAGCAAGCCGAAAACATTCTACGCGCACAAGGCAAAACCCTTATTGATGCGCAAACCGGTTCGTTGAACGCCGAAGGTCAAGCGTTGATGAACCGCTTGCAAACTATTCAGCGCGCAACAGGCGTTCAGCAACAGTATGACGCTATCTATGCGCAGACGGCAGGCGCTCAGCAGGAAGTTAAAGACGCCATCGAAGCTACAACGATGGCTTATCGAAATGGCTTGATTTCCGCTGAGCAGTACGGAATCAGGATGAACCAACTTCGTGTTCAAGCCGCGCAGCTCCGTATTGAAGCCGGCAATGCAATGCCAGGGGATGCCGCTTTAGCGTCGTTTGGCAGGATCATTGACGGTTATAAAGGAATGCTCGCCGGGCTAACTGACAGCTTCGGCAACCTCTTTGTTAGCATTACCGACGGTTTCGCCAACGCCATTGCCGGTGCAATCATGGGGACTGAAAGCCTTGGCGATGCGCTTCGCAATGTCGCTCAACAGGCCGTTCAGCAGTTGATAGCTTCGTTGATTAAGCTCGGCATTCAATACGCAATTAACGCCGCGATTGGCCAAAGCCTTGGCGCTGCCGGTGTTGCTGCCTCTATCGCGATGGGCTCAGCTACCGCCGTGGCATGGGCTCCAGCAGCCGCAGCCGTCTCCCTGGCAACGCTTGGCGCGAACGCCGCTCCAGCAGCAGGGGCCATCACTTCGACCAACGCCTTGAGCATGGCAGCGGCCCTGAGCGGCTTCCGTGAAGGCGGCTTTACCGGTCGTGGCGGCGTCAATGAGGTGGCAGGGGTCGTACACGGCCAAGAGTACGTCATGCCGGCTGCCGCTACAGCACGCATCGGCGTAGAGAACCTGAACGCCCTGCGCGACGGTAGGGCGTCGGCTATGACCGGTGGCGGCGTCATGGAGAGCCGTGTGGGCAGCAGCGGAGGCGGATCGAAAGTAACGTTGACCGTTATTAACAATGCCAATAACAGTGAAGTTAAACAGGAACAACGCGAAGACGCTAACGGTAATGTCGATCTTATCGTTACGATTGACAACATCGAAAGAAGTTTGGCGGGTCGTGTTAATTCCGGTCGCGGTCCGCTTGCAAGCTCTATCGGTAAAACGTTCGGGGTATCCCCGATTCCTTCCGGGGGTTGATTATGGCGTATCCTAAAGTTTTACCTGTGCCCACACGGGACGGCTACGGCAAGCGCCCTAGCTATTCCTCGCCTCGCTTTAAGATGGACGACGGCAACTATCGAGCGAAAACTATTGCCGGGGCCGTTCCGTATACTTACGCGCTTACTTGGAACTTGACCTATCCGCAAACGCGATTCTTTGAAGCTTGGCTTGAGTACGACATTATTCGGGCGCAAGAGCCTATGCAGATTCCGTTGGCCGAAACTATAATAAACGTCGAGCCTAAAACCGGCATTCCGACCTATAGACCTAACGGAAGTAAATGGTTAGTTAGCCTAGAGGTAGAAGAGATTCGAGCAGGTGGTGCGCTCCCCGTTCGCGGTTCGGCGCTTCCTTCGTGGCCGGCTAATCTTCCCGATTTCGAATCTAGCGGTTTCTCTTTAAGCGCCCCTGATTCCGTGACCGTTTCAGATATAGAAGGCGGCAAGCGTGAACTGCGTGAAAGGTTCTATCAAAGAACTACCACTTACGGCGGCTCTATGATTATGGATCTTTCACAGCGCAACGAGTTTTGGCAATTCTGGAACGATACGTTGCTTGCCGGTAAGCGACGGTTCCTAGCCCCCTTCGCAAACGCTAAAAGCCAAGTCCCGCTTAAGGCTAAATTCGCCCAAGTTCCAGAAGAAACAACTAACGGGGCGTGGTTTAACATCGCTATCGTTTTGGATACACTAGAGGCGCCGATGTTGTCTTACGACGAGTATCGGGAGTTCTTCCACTTTGTCAATACTTACGCCGACTTCTACGTTGAAGACGGTTACGCCGGTTACTGGAGTCTTTAAATGTCGTATTCGGAAGCAATCGCAGAGGCTTACGCTTCGCAAGGTGACGATCAGCCGGTTATCGATACTCTCGAATTTCATCATTCGACGTTTGTCGATGACCTTGGACAAAGAACCGCTGCGCGGGTTGCACAGGGCTTTCAAGACTGGACGCTTAGACTTGAGGACTCAGCGCCGCTTAACGCTAGCGAGTACGTTTTATTTCGCGGCGTTCCATTCAATTTTACGCAGCCGTCTTTTGCCGAGGATGAAATACCTAGTTGCACTTTCTCTATTTCAAACGTAAGCAGAGAGCTTACCAAATATTTAGAGTTGGCCATTTTAAAAACAGAACCGATTCTGATGTATTACCGGCCTTATTTGCAAAGCGACCCTAGCGGCCCGCAGATTGATCCGGTTTACATTATGACTCTGACGGCGGCTAAGGCTGGTGTTACTCAAATTACAGGCACGGCCACTCTTAGCGATGTTTACAACTGGCCGTTCCCTTATCAGAAATACACACCTTCCCGCTTTCCTGGACTGGTTCGATAACATGAATGCAGACGAAGCCGATTCCCTGGTCGGTAAACCTTATGAGGCCGGATCATATGGGCCTGATTCTTTCAACTGCTGGGGGCTTCTTTACTACGCCCAGCGAAACTACTTCGGTGTTAAAATGCCGAAAGCGCCAATTGGCGATGC